TGTATGCCATTCCCCACACTTTTATCGTGTTCAGAAATTTTAGTTTTTATCTGCAATTTTCTGTTTATGAATTCTCTTGACCACGGAGAATATTTATATAAAAATATACGAAAACATTCCGAATTAACAGGTATCGACAAAAAATGTCTTCCCGGAAGATACATTCCATTAATGTGATTATGTATGTATCTATAAGGATGAAGACCCATCAATCTTGGCCCAAATTGACTAGAATCATATCCAAAATTTTTTCTATCTAGTAAAGAATCTTCGTGAGTAACAAGGTTTTCAGGCTCTTCATCTATCATTATTATTCTGGGAATTGCATAACAAAATTTTTGAGAAATATCTTCAAATTTTTCAATTATCGACTCCCTAGTTGACACCAAAAATTCTGTGGTGGTTAAGCACAATTTTACTCCATCAAGCGAAGATTCTATATCCATAACTTCTTGATCACATAGAACAGCATCAAAATAGTTATTTTTAGATTGAACTATTTTTGCCTTCGGAGTAAATTCTCTAACTATTTCCAACGACTTGTCAGTTGAATTGTAATCTATTACTATAATATTGTCAAACATTTTTCTATGATGTTTCAACCACCAAGGCAACAAATATTCTTCATTATACAAATGTGTTATAAGATTAAGTTTCATTTATATCTATACTCGGAAAATATTTTACGAAAACATCATTTTTTAATTTTCTAACTTTCTCTATTCTATTTTTTATTTCATCGAAAAAGTTCCAAGCAAGAGGAACAAAAACTATTTTTTCTTTCGTCAAACTGTCCAATATTTTTATACTGTGTATCGGAATATTTAATCCTGGTGTGTATAAACCATTCTTCATGGGATTATCATCTATTATAAAATCCAATTGAATCTTTCCAAAATTAAGCAAAGTCATTCCTTTTGCGGCAGCGCCATACCCAACAACAAGATAACCTTCTTCTTTGTATTTTTTTACCACATTTTTTAAATTATTTGTTATTTCAACTGCGTTTTTTGCAAAATTTAAATAAGTTTCTATAGAATACAAACCTTCTTTTCTTTCAATTTTTAAAACGGAATCTATATTACTATCCTTTGTTGTTTTTCCCACCTCAAATACATAACTACTTCCATGAATATCAAATTTAAACACGTTATTTAAAACCAATCCACAGGATTCTACTATTTTTTTCATAGAAAGTGTATTGAAAAATGAAAGATGTTCGTGATAAATGGTATCAAATTCGTTATTTTTTATCATGTTTGATTGAGATGTCTGTATGTATATCACACCACCATTTTCCAAAATGTCACCACATGAAATCAAAAACTTATTGATTTCATGTATATGTGCAAAAACATTTTGTGCTATAATGATGTCGAATTTTTCGGAAATTTGCGTGGGGAAAAAATCGCAAATTATATCGTGTTTTTTTGAACTTTTTGGATATAAGTTTTCAGCTGGATCAATCCCAACTGTTTTTAATCCCATAGACTTGTAGTAATCTAACTGAGTTCCGTCATTACAAGCTATATCGAGGATTTTTTTTGCGGAACTATTGTTTAAATATTTGTACCTCTGTAAAGTAAATTTAGCAAAAAAATCAAAGTATTCCTTTAAAGTGTCTGTAGTACCGCTAACATATAGATAATTTTTAAACATTAATGAAGGATCTACCACAACACTAAGTTGACAATTAAAACATTCTTCACACAAATTTAATTTTAATGGGTACTCCTCTAAAATTTCTTTATTATTGTGGTAAGAATTTGCTAATGGTTGATTATTGAGGTCCAGTACGCATTTGAGATTGTTAGAACCACAACATCTACAAACATCGACATTTTTATAACTATTCATATTTTTTATCTTCTCCCCTTGAAGATCTAGTAGATTGTTCGTATTTTGAAATCAACTCTTCAGTTATAGTCTCTATAGTATCTCGAAAAGTAAAGTTATAATTTTTTTGAAACTTTGTGCTGTCTATTGAAAAATTATACGGATTGGTTTGCATCTTTTCGTTGGTAATTTTTTCTATTTTATTGGTATCATATTCAAAGACAGGTTTATTGATAATGGAAGAAACTCCCCTAGAAATTTCTTCTGCTGTTGAGTTGAAAGAAGCTAGATTATAAATTCCCGGATGATCTTCACCAGAAGTTAGTATACATTTTATAGCTCGTGTTAAATCATGTATTCCCAATATAGGTCTGTTTATGTTTTTTACATACAACTTTATATGACCGTCTTTAGCACAAGAATCTACCATAGAATTGATCATAACATCATTTCTTAAATTTGGAGACCAGCCATTAACTGTCCCAAACCTCAATCCATAATAATTTAAATTTGATTTAATTGCATATAAATCTATTATTTGTTTTGTGAGATCATAATAATTGTTTAGAACAAACGAATCATATTTTTCATCTACAATTTTATTTTTTGTATCCCCATAAACAGAAGAACTACTAGCATATAAAAATTTTTGTTTTTCACTTAATTTTTCCAATAAATTAACAAAATTTCGAACATTATTATTAAAAGATGATATTCTATCGTTCTGACACATTTTCACTGAGCTGTGTCCTGCTAGCAAAATAACTACATCATATTCAGATATTTGTTTTTTACTCAAGTGATTAAAATCTATTACTTGACACTTTTTTTCTGAAAACCAATTTAAATCAACTACGGTTGTTTTAAAGTTTTCCTCTAAGTCGAGCATCAATCTACTACCAATATAACCATTACCACCTAATAATAATATATTTTTCATTTTTACCTCAAATATTCAACGACTCTACATAAAGTTCATTGATGATTCTCTTCAACTTCTCAGGGTTATTTATACCCATTCTGTCGATCTCCTCGGAGATTATGGTCATCGTGTCCTTCTGAAGATCAACCTTCTCCTCAACCTTCTTGTCCTCATCCTCAAGTTCAACGATGGTCAGGTTGGCAACTGGAAGAGCATTGAGTTCTTCTATCAACAAGTCCACTCCCTTGTTACTTCTTCCGTTCCTCTTGTCAACCATGATCTTCAGATACTTGTTGCGAAGCTCCTTCTTGTTCAACTTCTGTTCCTCGTCATACACGAAGACATGGAACATCCTGTCCTTGTTCTCCACGAACTCAAACTCACCAGTCTCGGTGTCGAGGACGTGAAATCCCTTGCGAAGATTGGCATCCGAGAATGTTATCTGATAGGGAGTCCCGAAGTAGTGGATGTTGTCCCTTGATTGCTTCGCGTGAAAATGTCCACTGTAGACGGACTTGAACCTTCGGAACAACCTAGCATCAAGTCCATCCTTGAACTTCAAGCCTGGAATCACCTCATAACCATTGACCTCAAAGTGCCCCATGAGGATGGTGGACTTGCAGGTCTTTATGAAGTTCATGAATTCATCGTGGTTCTTGTCGTTGATCCAAGGGACCAATGCCACCGAAAGTCCAGCAAAGTCCAATGTGGCAGGTTCTTCATGAAGAATGAAGGACGGATACCTGTCTCCAAGTATCTCCTTCAACGAGTTGACCTCGTTCGTGCTTCGGTAGTATGTGTCGTGGTTTCCGAGTATGCAATGAAACTTCAGTCCCTCTATCTGAGACAGAAATCTCTTGCGAACTTGATTCAACGTGTTGACATTCACATACTTGCGGCGATCAAAGAAGTCACCCAAGTGAATGATCGTGTCTATGTTGTTTTCCCGAACATAGGGAAAGAACTGATTCTCAAAGAAGTTCAGAAAATGATCAAGAAACAGTTCGTTATCGTTTCTGCAGCCAAAAGTGCGAGTCACAAATGATAGCTACTTTCATTTATGACACCTCCATTCTGTAAAATTTAAAGTTTTTATGATGAGATACTTTACCTTCTAAAAAAGCCTGAGCACATCTATATGTCAGATTTAGGTAGGTTTCGGTTTAATCGCAATAAACCGATTACCACATATATTTATAATAACGGATCATCCCAAGAAGTTCCCCAAGTTATCCTTCGTCCCCACTACTTTTTTTTTACTATCCTTCTTCTTGCTCTTCTTATCGAAGTTCTTCAGGTCGTTCTCGTTGAGGTGGAAGAAGTCAAGATATGGATCCTTGGAGTCAACCTCAACGACATTGTTCTCGACTGCCCAACTAGCGAACTCCTTGCGGTGGTCCTTCTCTCGGAAGTAAGCCATCTTCGTGTAGAGATGCTTCTTCTCCTTCTGTATGCGGCGAAGGAACGAGTAGAATATGATCTGGGTGAAGAAAGCGAAGGGATTCTTTGACTTTCGGGGATTGAAGTTGTCGACATACATCAAGCAGTTCTCAACACCATCACTGATCATGTCCTCCTTGAAGATGTAGTTGACGAAGTTTGGTTTCCTCGCAAGGTTGGTGGCGATGTCAAGGAAGCATTGTCCGATGTAGTTGGACACGCCTGGAATTGGTTTGTCCTCCTTGCGAGCTGCTCTCACGAGCTTCTTGTATTCAATTAGCTCCTGAAGGAACTTCTTGTTGTCAATGTAGTTTTCTGGTCTTCGCTTTGCCATGATGCATGCTCTCCTTCATTGGAACGGTATTCCCCTCCAGAATTCATCCTGCGAATCTCCCTTGATGGGAGAAGTCATTCCTGGATCTTCCCTGTGCATTCCAAAGGACGCACCTTCCAGATTCGGATTGATCTTCTGCAACTTCTTGATTATATCGGATATGTCCGCATCGTTCAACTCATTTTCGTCAAGATCCGACATGTTTTCCTCAACGAAGTCGTTTGCCTTCTTTGCTTCCATGTAGTCCTTGACGAGTTCCCTCTCTGGTTCCGAATGTGCTAGTATGTAGTCCTTCGGAAAGTAGTACCTCTGCGTCTTTGCGAATTCAAACCACTTCTTGAAGGAGATGGTGAGGTACTTGAACTTCCCCTTCTCAAAGACTGGAGTGATCTGGTATAGCATGGGACGATCCAAGATCAGTCCACCAGAATCAACCTTGATCACCTTTCCTATCACATCAGTGCCATCACGAAGCTTCAGAACCCTGTGCCTACTAGGTCTTTTGTTCATCTGAGTGGCCCTCCAATGATGCTCTCTTCATGTCGTAGTCGAACTTCTCCTCGTTGTATATCCGAACTCGTTCAACCATGTGCCTCAGGGTATAGTTCCTTCTTGACTTCCACGAAAGATCGTCCGCGATGTCGTAGAGGATGGCGACTTCCTTGCCCTCGCTCTTCCTCAGTTGTCTTCCGATGCTCTGGAGCACTCGGATTCGGCTCTTTGACGGGGAAGCAAATATGATGTTCTGTAGACTGCGGATGTTGATTCCTGTCGAGAAGGTTCCGTAGGAAGCGACTATGATGGAGTTCTTCTCCCTGTCGGTTATCTCGCGGATCTTCTCCCTCGTCTCGCCCTCCGTTCCTCCGAACACGAAGAAGACCTTCCTCTTGACCTCCTTCTTGCTTATCAGGTCGTGGAGTATCCTTCCGTGCTTCTCGACATACTGGAACAATACCAGTGTGTTTCCCTGAGTGCTTGTTGCCAAGTCACGGATGTATTCATTCCTTCCTTGGTTATTTATGATGAGTTCTATCTCCTGCGGATACTTGAGATCCTTGCAGGCCTCTCGGTCCTTCTGGGAATGATTGAGGACTATGCAGTGTATCTTCAACTGGGACAACAAGTTCTTGTCCATCAAGTCCTTGGTGGTGATCACCTTCTGGACCCTGCCGAACAGACCCTCGATCACCAACTTATGCGTCTTGCTTCCGTCAAGGGTTCCAGTGAGTCCCACGCGATAGGGACAATCGATCAACTTGGTCATGATTGAGGTCAACGACTGACTCTTGAATAGATGACACTCGTCTCCTAGGACCACGCGGAAGTCCTTGAAGTACTTCTCCGACATCTTGTAGATGCTTTGCCAAGTGGAGATGACTATCTGCTTGCTCGTCTCCTTCTCCTCTCCACCATGAATCTTGTGGCAATTCTTGCTCACATCCCAACTCTTGTCCTTGTCCGAGTAGTCGGCAAAGTCATTGTACAACTGGAGGACGAGGGATATCGTGGGGACGATGATGAGTATCTTCTCCTTCTTTCCGATTATGTTCTGATAGTAGCGAAGAAGTGAGTAGATGATGAGGCTCTTTCCCGAAGCGGTCGGAGAGAGTAGCAAGCATCTTCGAAGGTTCAGAGCTTTCATGACGCCCAAGACTTGATGTTCATGAGCTTGGAGTTGTTTTCCGCGAGAATGAGGCTTCAACTCCTTCTCAAAGTAGTTGATTATGTCCTTCTCACTGAACTTGTTCTCGTTGAAGGGTATCCGAGAGTCAACCTTGACGCTCAGGTTCCGTTGATCGCAATACTCAAGAAGATACTCGTAGAGTCCAGCATAGATGCACTTGGTGTGGATGTTGTAGAGTCGGATCTTTCCATCCCATATGCGCTTCTTGTACGCTGGAGTGAACCTAGCATTCGGCACTTCAAATGTGAAGTAGTCACTGATGTTCCTCTCGGTGGAATCATCAGCGAACACGCGGATGTACGCGCTGTTCTTGTATTCAATGTATACCTGTTCCATCAGTTCAACTTATTCCGTGGGTGAACTTTCTCCATTCAATCGCGTTGCGGATCGTCCATTGCCTACTCGAGAGGGACTTCACCACTCCCTCCAAGTAGTCGCACTTCTCGTTCTGATATTCAATTCTCGATCGGATCTTGATCAGGTCTGGATCGGACTCCAGAAACATCTCCATGTCCTGCCTCAAGACCCTCTGCTGAAAGGGTTCCCAACCCAAGGATCTCATCTCCTCCTCCGAGATCCTTCCGGAATAATACTCCCACTTCTTCCTTCGCAACATGCGATACTCCGTCTCGTACTTTCTCTTGATCAGCCGCATGTCATGATAGAGCGAGAGATACTTGTTGTGAAGTTGCGGAGTCCTCATGGACTCCCTGTCCAGTTCGGTGTCGTCAAGGACGACATCCTCCGCTACCATCTTCTTGAGTTCATCAAATGTCATGTCGAAAGTATATCACCAAAAAGAGTCAAGTCAAGTGATGTCAAAATAAGTGAATGCAAATTCCACCGTGGATATCAATGTCGAAAGTTCCGTGTCCGCGTAGTCAAATTCAATGGATGATATTGACTTGGGAAACAGGTTGTAGAACCGAACTGTCTTTGAGAGGTTGTTGTTGCTATTCAATATGTACAATGTAGCATCACTCACCAAGCTCTTGTCGGTGCCCACTATCTCGTTGAAGTCCTTGTATGTCGAGCAACTTCGTATCCATGAGTATATCTCAAGACAGTTTGACAAGTCATAGGAAACCACGAATTTTAAACTGAAGGATT